AACCGCTCATCGATCGCACTTTCGGATGCAGCCATGTATCCCTGCGCCAAGGTTCGCGGTAGGCCTCGATCTGGTCGCGGTTGCGGCGGGACCAGTCGTCTTCGCCATCGAGATACGGCCCCGGATCCAGCGGGGCACCGCAAACGATGACCTCATCGAAGCCTAGTTCCAATGCCGCGATCTTGCAAGCCAGCCAGACCGACGTCCCGCCTTGCTGGTGCTTCGGCCACCAGTAGTCAAACCACGGATATGCTTCCGGCCCGCCCTTGGCACCATGCTTGCCGCCGTGCAGCACCGTCGGGATACGGCTGCCGGCTTTCCAGCCCCGCGCCTGCGGCCGGTCGATCGATACCATGATCGGACAATCGAAGTGCAGCACCGAGCGATTGACCCCAATCAATGTCGCCTCTGGCCGTAGAGCGCGCGCCGCTTCGACGTCTTCGCCGGCGCACCAGGCCGAACCGATGACCAAGGCCGTCCCGGAATAGGAAAAGGCGGGAGCCGCAGCCCCCGCCTCTACCTCAATCCCCACCGCTTAGCAGGGCAGGATTTCGATGATCACTTCGCCGTCGACCGAGGTGGAACCCTCGCCGCCGCAGGTGATCTCGATGGCCTGGGCTTCGGTCACCGTGTTGGCACCGTCGCAGGTGCCGGTGGCGACATCGCCAGCGGCCGACGCGGACGATTCCATGGTGACGATATCGGCGGAAGCGCCGTCCGTCACATTGGTGCCGCCCAGCTCAAGGCCGAAGGTGGTGTCGTCCGAGATCGTCCCGTAGATCACGACCCACATCCGACTGATGACGCCGTCGCAGGGCGAGACCGTCCAGCCCGACGTGGTCGCCGCCACATCGTCGAGATGCACCGACAGGTAGAACGGACCGGAACCGGCGCCCAGCTCGGTCGTCACCGTGCCCGAGGACACCGCATCGACGCGGAGACTGTAGCCGCCGGCATCGCCGATGACGAAGATGATGTCGTCGGCCGCCAGGTTGATGTTGTCATCGGTATTGTTGAAATACCCCGACGCCATCACGGTTTCGCGGGTGTCGGTGTCCGACTTGTAGAGATAGACGCCGAAGCCCGGAGGGCCGCTGTAGACGTTGTAGAGGTTTGAGACGCTGAATGCCATATCCGGGCCCCCTTACGACGTCGCGATGGCGGTGGAGTCGTTGTGGTTGCTCTCGATGACGCCGGTGTCATCGATCATGCAAGCCTGACCGCTCATCATGTGGTTGACGAAATGCGCGGCGCGATCGCCGTGCCAGGTGATGTCCGCCGCGACAGCCTCGTTGCCGGCGACGTTGCCCGCCGAGGCCGCAACCGCGTAACCGCAGGCCGACATGTGCCACAGGAAGCCCTTGGCCGTGGACGTGCCCGCACCGGGAAGCCCGGTCTGCATCTTCCACTTGACGCCCTGGTGATCCTTCCACTTGGCACCCATGGCCGGCCCGGCCACCCAGGCCTGCCCATCGGCCCGGACGTAGTCAGCGTTGCTGAACTCGTCCACGGTCATGAACTGCGACCACAGTCGCGGCGTCACCACGCCATAGACCATGCCGTCGTTGGGGACGTCGTTGTCCCAGGCCGCCTCGGTGAGGCCCAGCATGCCGGCGCGGATATTCGCCTTCGACGTCACGGTGATCGTCACCGCAGTCTGGGTCGTGGTGTCGAGAACCGTCGTGATCTGGTCGTCGACCTTGCGGCCCAGCGCCATGGCACCGCCCGAGGCGATGGCATCGCGTTCCTGGATGTTGATCTTCGCTTCGTCGAGCTTGTCGACCCAGTCGCCGGCGTAGAAGTCGGCCAGGGTGCAGCTCGGCGCGGTATGGGTCTGGTTCATCGGCGTGATGGTGCCGTGCCGCGACTTGGTCGTGGCCGTGCCCTTGCCGATCTTCTGGAAAACCGCCGTCGAGCCGACCACGTCGGACTTCAGGCGGACTGCGCTCTTCAGATACGAGCCCTGACGCTGGAAAACCTCATGGACTTTCGCGTCGTAGCTGCTGATGAAGGCGGTATCGATTGACGTGCTCATAGACACCCCTCATTGGGAATGTTGTTCCGAGCACTTCCTTCTGGGAGCCGGCGGCGGTGTCTACGGGGAGCCGCTTGGAGCGGGGCCGTATTGCCCGAAACCGGGGCGTTCAGTTGTGCAGTTCATCGGCGGGGCCGTTGCCGGGGAGCCGCCTGCTGACGATTTCTTAACCGACGCCCGGTTAAGTGTCAACTCTTGCGTTTTGCGGGCTTCTGCGCCGGCGGGTTCGCACGCTTAACCAGAGCCGCCACCGCGGCCTGTTCCTGGTCGCTACCAGGCGCGCGCAGGCCGGCCGGGTCACCAAAGAGCACCGCTCCGTCGGAAAGCCGCGTGAAGATCATATCGGCCGACACCGTCATATTGGCCGAGCGGTCCCGTTCGGTGAAGTCGACGCGCGCCTCGGCCACGCCGTTCGCGCCAACGGAAACTGTCGTTTTCAAGTCCATATCGATTCCCTCTGCTTGCTTATGCCGCGCGTCCGTGCGCCCCAACAACCGGCTGATTGCCCTGCTGCTTGGCGATCAACTTCTGCTCTTCCTGGTACAGCGCGTTGGCCTTCTTGTTGTCGCCCGCAGCCTGTGCCGCGCCGATCTGCGCCCGCACCGCCGTCAGCCGCTCCTGGATGCTGTCTCGCTCGCCTTCGGTCAGCGCCGGGCCGAGGTTGCCTTCCTGCATTTCGAGGCCGATCGGAGCCATAAGCTGCCGCAGGTCGGGGTCATCGAACAGGAAGCGGCCGTTCTTCAGTTCCTTCTGGCTCAGCTGCTCGACATCAAGGCCGGCGCGCTCCGCCAGGGTGGTGATGGCACGCTTCGCCGCTTCTGTATTGCGGTCGTAATCGGTGCCCCACTTTTCCTTCATCGCCGCTTCGGTGGTGTCGGCGAATTGCTTGTCGGCTTCGACTTCCTTGGCCATGGTGGCCGCAGCGTCTTCGGTCACCATCTGCACCAGCGCCTTGGCCGTCTCAGCCGGGAGGTTGAGGCTGTGGAAGCGTTCACGCCATCCGGCCTGCTGCTCCTTCATCTCGTCGGTCAGTTCCTCGCCCTCGGCCGGTGCCGGGAACTCATAGCCGTCCGCAGTCTCCGGGATGCCCATGGATTTGCGATAGGCGGCAATCTGTTCCGGCTTCGCGTCCTTGCCCGGCGGCACGATGGCCTTGGCCAGCTGCGACCGCAGATCGAGGTGCGCCTTGGCCAGGTCCTGGACGGTGGTGAAGCGACCGGCGTGGTCGCGCAGCTTTTCATCGGTGATGCCGGAGCGCCAGTCATCGCCGCCGACCTCGATACCGAGGGCGTCGTGGAATTCCTTCTCCGACTTGAACTTCGACGCGACGCCGCGGACGTCCTCGTTGCTGATGCCGCTGTACCACTGCTCGCCACTCTCAGCGCCGCCCTGTTTGCCCTCGCCGCCGCCGTCAGCGGCCTGTCCGCCATCTCCGCCTTCACCGCCGGCACCCTCACCCTCGCCGCCTGCGCCGCCTTCTCCGCCGCCCTCGCCCTCTCCTGCGCTATCAGCGCCAACGGCGCGCAGCAGATGGGGATTTGCCGCCCAATAGGTCGGCCAGTTCGGATCGTAGTCGTCGGTCGGTCGCGTGATTTGTACAGTCATGATGTCCTCAGCTCTCTTCCGGGGGCCGGCTTACCTGCCGTTTCGCCGGGGCCACGCGGGGCTCGTTGCGCGCGGTGTCGAATATCCGCAGGGCCATGTTGCGTTCGCCCTCGGCGAAAAACGTCTTGTGGCTGTCAAATTGGCACAACACCGGCGACGACGCAAACATATGCGCCATGCTCAGGATGTCGTACAGCACCCGCTTGCCCTGATCGTCACCGAGAAAGACGGCGCGATAGTCGGCGTAGCGGTCTTGGGGATGGTAGCGTCCTTTGCCGGGGTGCGTTGCGGCCAGATCAGCGAATAGGATGTCAATGTCGGGGGGCTTGTCACTCACGCCGCCTCACCAGCCTTCAGTTTGATCTTGGGCTTCTCGCCCGGGGCACCGCTGATGTTGTAGTGCTCATCGATGATGCGGCGGACCTCAAGCGCGGACTCCGGCCCCAGCCGCTGCACAAAGGCGTCGAAGTCGATGACGGCCGAGCCATCGCCCTTGATCTTGGCGCCCAGCGTTTCACAGACCGTGCGCGTGGTTTCCTTCAGCCGGTCGATCTGTTCCTGCGCCGTCGACAGCCGCGCCTCGGCGCTCTGTGCCCGGTCGATCCAATAGCCTTCACCTTGTGACACGTCTTACCCTTTCCTGATGAAGCCGATAGGGCGCTTTTCTCGCAAGCGCATGATCGAATTGCCGTGAATGTCCACCAGCCCCGTGGGTACTGGCTCGTTGTCGGGCTCGTGCACCTGAATTGATGTGTCGTTGCCGGCATCCCAATAAGGATCGAAATCGTCGTCGGCATGATGTCTGCGGATTACGTACTTTGGCATTGTGCCGTTATCCGGCCTGGCCGCCCTGGATGGCCTTCAGCGCCGGTGCCGCCTTGCCGGCACTTTCCGCCGCCTGCGCCACGGCCGCCATCTTCGCCTGCGCTTCCTGTTGCGCCGCCCGGCCTTCCCGGATGGCCTTGATCTGGTCCGGACCGTTG